ATTGGGAAACTTCTGATGAAAATGCTAGTGTACGTCAAAATGCAGTTGATGGTGGCATCAAAATTGTCGTCATAAAGAATAGAGGTGTTGGAGTAGGAACTGCAAATAAAACATATGCTAGAGTTCCAATCAAAGGAGATGGAACTGGAGCGGAGTGTACGATAACAATCGATAATGACCAAAGAGTTGATTCAGTAACAGTTACAAATCAAGGGTCAGGATATACATTTGGTAATGTTGATTTAATCGCTGGTGGAGTACCAACTCCTACTTCTTTACCACTTCTCGATGTGATTATTCCACCATCTGGAGGACATGGATATGACATTTATAATGAACTTGGAGCACGTAATGTTCTTCTATATTCAAGAATTGAAAATGATTCCGAAAATCCAGATTTTATAGTTGGAAATGAAATTTCAAGAATTGGTTTAATTGAAAATCCTCAAGCTTATAACTCATCACAACTTCTATCAATTGACAAAGCAAGTGCAGTTTATGCGCTTAGATTAACAGGAACTGGATATAGCACAGCAACCTTTACCGCAGATTCAATTGTAACACAAACAGTTGGAACAGGAGTCACTGCTGCTGGAAAGGTAATAAGTTATGACAATGTGACTGGAGTTTTAAAATACTGGCAAGATAGAACTCTTGCAGGATTTAATACAGTTGGAACTGCACAGACAACTCCCGTATATGGTTATGACTTAACAAGATTTTCATCTTCCCCATCATCTGGCGGAAGTCTTACAGTTGTAGGTGGGAGTATCAATTTATCAATAAGTACATCATTTACTGGGTTCTCTACCTCAATAAATAATAGAACATATTATCTTGGTCAGTCTTTTACAAATGGGTTGGCAAATCCAGAAGTTAAAAAATACTCTGGAAATATAATTTACATTGACAACAGACCAGCTATCACTCGTTCCAACAACCAAAAAGAAGACATTAAAGTTATATTGCAATTCTAACTAACTATGGCTCAACAAACTAATCTCAACATTTCGCCATACTTTGATGATTTTGATCCTGACAAAAATTATCACAAAGTTCTTTTCAAGCCTGGTTATCCAGTTCAGGCAAGAGAACTAACTGGTCTTCAGTCAATCCTACAAAACCAACTTTCAAGATTTGGTCAGCATTTCTTTAAAGAAGGTGCTAAAGTTATACCTGGAAATACTGCGTATAGTAGATCCTATTATGCAGTAGAACTTAACAATACTCATTTAGGTATTCCTGTTGATTTTTATGTTGAGCAATTTGTTGGTAGAAGAGTCATCGGATTAGTATCTGGGGTGACTGCTATTGTCAATAAAATTTTAAAATCTGAGAATTCTGAAAGGGGAAATACAACAATATATGTTTCTTATATTTCTTCCGGAGTAGTAGACAGCGAGCAAAAAGTATTTTTAGATGGTGAATCTTTATCTTTAGACGTTGATGTTGTTTCTGGCCCAGATAATAATCCATATATTCCATCTGGAGAATCAGTTGCATCGACAATTGGAGTTAATTCATCATCACTTGCTGCTGCATTTTCCATTTCAAATGGTGTTTATTTTGTAAGGGGAACATTTGTTAATGTTTTAGATGAAACATTAATTCTAGATCAGTATAAAAATACTCCAACAGGTCGAATAGGTCTTAGAGTAGAGGAAGAAATCATCAATTCTGATGAAGATGAAACTTTAAATGACAACTCTAAAGGGTTTAATAATTATTCTGCCCCAGGAGCTGATAGGCTTAAAATAACTTGTTCATTATCGTTTAAAGATATAGATGATTATAATGATTCTAACTTTATAGAACTTGGCGTCATTCGAGATGGTGTTTTAACTGGCAAAACAAAAGTAACAGAATATAATTTATTAGCAGAAGAGTTTGCTCGTAGAACTTATTCAGAATCTGGAGATTACACAGTTAAGCCATTTACTGTATCCATAAGAGAATCTCTGAATGATAACGTTGGAAATAATGGCGTTTTTCAAAATGGACAAACCACATATTCCGGTTCTTCACCATCAGAAGACTTAGCATTATATGAAGTATCTCCTGGAAAAGCTTTTGTCAAAGGATATGAAGTTGATGTAATTTATCCAACATATGTTGATGCTCCTAAACCAAGAACAACAAAAACATTAACAAATCAATTAATACCTTATAACACCTCAACAACTCTAAAATTAAATAGAGTTTTTGGTGCTCCAACAATTGGAATTGGAAATACTTACATTTTAAGTTTACGTGATACTAGAGTTGGAGTTAATTCTGTAACCGCACCAGGTAAAGAAATTGGTCTTGCTAGAGTTTATGATTTTTCATTAGAGTCTGGTTCGTATTCAACTTCAAATCAAAAAATCAATCAGTGGGATGTTTCTCTTTTCGATATTCAAACATTCTCAGAAATTACAATAAATCAACCAATAACTCTTCCAATTCCAACTTACATCAAGGGAAAATATAGTGGAAGTACGGCTTTCCTCAGAAGTTCAGTATCTGCAGGAACAGCATTAACAGTCTATGAAAAGAAAGGTGATTTTGTAGCAAATGAACCACTAATTTTCAATGAAGATGAATCTACAAATACAAGAGTTGCAATAGCAGTAACTGCATATGGACTATCAAACGTCAAATCAGTTTATGGTGGGCCAAGTTTAGGCGAAATTGGATTTGCTAAGACTTTTACAGCAGACACTATTCAAGAATCATCTTTTAATGTTGGTGTTGCATCTGTAACCCCATATGATGCATCAACAGGGCAAAGCACAATCATAAGTTTAAATCCACTTTTTCCAGGAAAAGTAGTAAAGAGAAACGACCTAGTTACATTTACCGGATTAAATTTACCCGTTCCAATTTATTCTAGAGTTGTAAGTGTTGGTTCAACTTCAATTGTTGTTGCAGGTATCACTACAGTTGATGGTGTCGCCAGTGGCGCTTTGCCTGTATCATCAAATCTATCAGTAACAGATTTAAAAGTTCTTAAGACTTCTGTAAATGAAGCATATGATGAAACTCTTTATACTGTAATGCCTCAAACATTCATTTCAGATGTATCTTTAAATACATCTGAAATTCCGATTAGAAAGTCATATACAGTAAATATAAGCGGCAATAAACTATCCTCACCCATTACTGCAGACCAAAATCAAGTTTTCCTACCATTTGACGAGGAAAGATACTATCTGGTTCGTTCAGATGGAAATACAGAGGTTCTTACATCAGATAGATTTTCTTTAACTTCTGGCTCTACAGTTCTTCAAATTAACAATTTGGGTGCTGATGACACTGGAGCAACTTTAACAACAACTCTACTGAATTTAAAAGCAAAAGCAAAGGTTAAGAAAAAAAATAGAGTCAATACATTAATAATTGACAAGTCTTCGATAAGTGCTTCTGGTATTGGTGCTACTACTTTAAATGATGGATTAGCATATGGAAACTATCCATATGGAACTAGAGTTCAAGATGAAAAAATTTCTTTAAACGCTGGTGATATTTTAAGTGTGTTTGGTGTTTATGAGTCATCTGATACATCTGATGCTTCAGCTCCAAAAGTATCTCTTACAAATATTTCTGGGACAACTGGAAAAACAACAGATTTGATTATTGGGGAAAAAATAGTTGGTTCTACATCTGGAGCAGTTGCTATTGTTGCTGAAAAAATAAATGACACGCAAATTACATATTTGCCAAGAAACCAATTATCTTTCAAAGAGGGTGAATCAATTACATTTGAGGAATCAAAAGTTACGGCAATTGTAAGTGTTTTAGATACACCAAGTAAAAATATTGCATCAAATTATGGATTTAACAATGGTCAAAAAGGAACTTTTTATGATCATGGTTATATAGAGCGCAAATCAAATGTAAACAAACCATCAAGACGTTTAAAAATTTATTTTTCAAATGCTTATTTTGACTCTGCAGAAGGAGACATTATAACTAAAAATTCATATGATACATTTGATTATACTAAAGATATACAAGTCATAGCTGGATATAGAAACACAGATATATTAGATGTTAGACCAAAAGTTTCAAATTATACTGCAAATTTAAACGCAAGATCTCCTTTTGAATTTTTAGGAAGAAATTTTTCTTTACTTCAAAATTCAGTATCTAACATTTTAGCAAGCGATGAAGCAATCAAATTAGATTATTCATATTATTTGGGAAGACTAGACAGAATTTATTTGTCTAAAGAGGGGCAAATTCAAGTTCAGTATGGAGATCCATCAGATTCTCCTAAGAAACCAAATACAATTGAAGATGCGATAGAAATTGCAAATGTTACTTTACCACCATATCTAAATTCAGTAAATTTAGCTACTGTATCTTTTCTTGAAAATAAAGGATACAGAATGTCCGATATTAAAAAATTAGAGGATAGAATTAAAAATCTTGAATATTATACATCACTTTCATTATTGGAGAATAAAACTTCTTCACTATTCGTTCCAGACTCAGAAGGATTAAATAGATTTAAATCTGGATTTTTTGTTGATAACTTTACTTCATTTCTAACTCAAGATTCCGATCAAAAAATTAAAAATAGTTTAGATATTCAAAATAATTTACTCAGACCAGCTCATTATACAAATTCCATAGATTTGATGTTTGGGCCAGTTTCAAATCTTGCTCCAGATGCAGATTTAGAATTTTCAAATCCTGAGGGTATTAATATAAAAAGAAGTGCTGATATTATTACTTTAGATTATAATGAAGTTGAGTGGTTAAAACAAACATTTGCAACAAGAACGGAAAGCATTACTCCATTTTTAGTAAGTTTTTGGCAAGCAACGATGGAGTTAACTCCCGCATCAGATACTTGGGTAGATACTGCACGCATTGAAGCAAAAATTATTAATGTTGAAGGTAATTATTCACAAACTGTTGCAGATTTAGCAAGAACACAGGGTCTTGATCCACAAACTGGACTTACCCCAATTGTTTGGGATTCTTGGCAGACATTCTGGACTGGAACACAACAATCAATCTCAACTAATACTCGAACATCATCTGCCGCTTGGATTATCGACGACCGCGGCCACGGGCGCGGGCGGGCCCGCGAGAGGGTCTGGTTTCAACAAACAGATGTAATTCAAGATACGTATTTAAATACAACTCAAATTGGTGTTCAAACTAGAGAGGGTGTTAGGACTCAAGTAACAATGCAGTTTGATAACACTTCTGCTGGGGATAGAGTTGTAAGTAGAGATGTAATTGCATTTATGCGTTCAAGAAACATTCAATTTGTTTCTAAAAAATTAAAACCACTGACTCAACTTTATGCTTTCTTTGATGGAGTAAATGTAACTAAGTATTGTGTTCCTAAACTTTTAGAAATATCTATGTCTTCTGGAACATTCCAAGTTGGTGAAACTGTTGTCGGAACTGTTCAAAGAACTGGTTTAGCACCTGCGTTCGAATCCTCAAACGCATCAATCAGATTTAGAGTTGCTGTAGCAAACCATCAAGAAGGACCATACAATGCTCCGACAAGAGTTTTCAAAAATAATCCATATCTTTCACAAGTTGCAGCAACATCACTAGAAACATATGCCGATACTGTTGGAACGGTACAACTTTCTGCAGGTGCTAGCAATGTATTATTACCATCAGAGTATTCATCGACATCAACTATTTTAAATGTTGATACATATTCACTATCATTACAAGCACAAGGAGAATTTAGTGGATATGTAGAACCTGGAATGATTTTAGTTGGACAAACAAGTGGTGCTATCGCCAGAATTACAAATCTTAGATTAGTATCCGACATTGGTGCAAACTTAATTGGTAGTGTTTTTATACCAAATCCAAATGTTAGTACTAATCCAAGATTTTCCACTGGAGAAAAAGTTTTTAGAATAACAGATAATAAAAATGATGATAAAAATCTAGCAGAAACCATAGGTCAAGAGACCTTTAAATCATCCGGAACTCTTGAAACTGTTCAAGAAAATATCATTTCAGTTAGAAATGCTAGACTTGAACAATTACACAGCAGAGAACAACGAGCTACGTCTAGATTTCTTGGTGCTCAATTAGTCGGTTCTCAGGTAATTTCTTCATCTACGTCAACTTGTAGTGAGTGGTATGATCCTCTTGCACAATCATTCCAAGTTTTAGATCCAACAGGTGTCTTTATTACAAGTTGTGATATTTTCATGCAAACAAAAGATGATATGAATATTCCATTGACATTCCAAATTCGGACAATGGCAAATGGAACTCCAACTCAAAAAGTTTTACCTTTTTCTGAAGTTATTGTAAGCCCTGAAGATATAATTACTTCGACTGATGGAAGCGTACCAACTCGAATAACATTTAAAGCGCCAGTATATTTGGAAGGTGGTGGAATAGAATATGCAATTTGTCTTGCATCTTGGTCAACAAAATATAGAACTTTTGTATCTAGAGTAGGTGAATCTGACATTCTAACTCAAGAGTTTATTTCACAACAACCATACTTAGGTTCATTGTTCAAGTCACAAAATGCTTCAACATGGGATGCAAGTCAGTGGGAAGACCTTAAATTTACTCTATATCGTGCCCAGTTTGTTCAAAGTGGTAGTTTACAAATATATAATCCAATTCTCAGTGAAGGTAATGGACAAGTTGCAACTTTACAACCAAATTCTATCATATTAAGTTCTAAACAAATTAGAGTTGGATTAGGTTCCACGTTAACTGAATCTTTTGGAGATGCAAATGGATTGCAATTTGGAAATACTGTCACACAAGCAGGAACTAATGCCACAGGTAATTATATCGGAAAAGCAGGAATTGCAACCGGCAACTTAAGTATTATCAACGCTGGAATAGGATATACTCCATCTTCTGGTTCATACACATATGATGGTGTAAGTTTAACTAATATCGTAAGTAATGGTAGGAATTTAACCGCAAATGTTACCATTGAGGATGGTGTAGCGATTGCAGCAACTGTTGCAAATTCTGGTTCTGGATATCAAGTTGGCGATGTATTGGGTATTACAACAATTGGAAATGATTCCGTAGGATTAAATCTAAGACTTTCTGTTGTTTCGATTGCAAGTACCAATGAATTAATCTTAGACAATGTTCAGGGTGATTTTGTAGTTGGTGCTGGAAAAACATTACGTTATACAAATAGTCTTGGAATTACTACTGATTTTAATGCCAATTCGGGAGGCAATGTTGTACCATTAAGAATTGATACGGTAACTGATGGATTACATTTTGTCGTAAATCATTTAAATCATGGTATGCATCATGAAACAAACAGAGTGACAATTTCTGGAGTTGAATCTGACATAATTCCCACAAAACTGACAACGGCATATACTTCTAATTCTACTTCATCTATTCTAGTTGAAGATAGTTCAAGATTCTCTTCATTTGAAAATGTGGGAGTTGGCACAACAAATCCAGGATATTTACTGCTAGGTAATGAAGTTATTTCTTACACTTCAGTCTCCTCTGGATCTATCAATGGCATAACAAGAGGTTCTAATCCAAGTTCTTATGAAATAGGAACACCAGTTTACAAATATGAACTTGGTGGAGTTTCTCTCAGAAGAGTTAACAAAACTCATCTTTTAAGTGATGTAACTGTTTCAAAACCAATCACCTTTGATTCATATAATGTTAAAGTTAACATGTCCACAGATGGTGTTGATAGAAGTACTGACACAAGTTTCCCCAAACTTCACTTTAATGAAAATAAGTCAGTAGGTGGATTTGCAATCAAGGCAACTCAAAATATGTCATTTGAAATCATAACACCGATGATTCAAAATGTTACTGTTCCAGGAACAAATGTATCAGCTACATTAAAGACAATTTCAGGAACAAGTTTGAATAATGGTTCTGGACAAGGTTCTGATATTCCATTTATCGACCAAGGTTATGAAACAATTACTTTGAATACTCCGAATTATTTAAGTACCCCAAGAATTGTAGCATCCAGAATAAATGAAACCTCAAATAGTGACACTATTAATCAGCAAGGAGACCGCTCATTAAATATTAGCGTATCATTAAATAGTTCTGATGATCGCTTAAGTCCTATTATTGATACTCAAAGAATGAGTGCCATTCTTACATCAAACAGAGTCAATAATCCTATTGATAATTATTTGACAGATAGTAGAGTAAATTCTTTAAGAGCAGACCCTCATGCATGTACATATGTAACAAGAGAAGTAGTACTCCAAAATCCAGCCACATCATTAAAAGTTCTACTTTTAGGACATGTAAACTTAAATTCTGAAATTAGAGCATTCTATGCCATTAGCAATAATCAAAACTTTGAACCTATCTTTACTGCTTTCCCTGGATATGATAATCTAGATGTTAATGGTGACATCATTTTGGAAAGTAATAATAGTGGATTACCTGATAAATTTGTTCCAAAACATAATTCAACAATTGATTCACCCGATCAGTTTTCTGAAAATATCTTTACGGTAAATGATTTACCAGCATTTAAAACCTATAGAATTAAATTAGTATTAACATCTACAGATCAGACTTATCCACCAAAAATTCAAGAACTAAGAGTTATTGCTTTAGCGTAGAATAAATATGGAATTTTTAAAAGTTCAAGGTCATGATGATTTAGTCAGAGACCCTCAAACAAATGCAATCATTAATACAAACAAAAATGAATATGATGAGTATAAAATGCGTAAGGAGTCAAGACTAAAAGAAAAACAAAAAATTGAGGATATTGAATCTGAAGTTTCTAGTATGAAAAATGATCTTGATGAAATTAAATCACTGTTGAGGAGTTTAATCAATGAAAATAAATCCTGATGAAATAAATTTAGAGAGTTTTTCTAAATTGTTTGAATATGAAAAACTTTCTAGAGAGGTGGATATGTGTGATGATATTGAATCTCTCAAGAATATTTGCAAATGTTACATCAAACTTTATTTTAAACAACAAGAGGTAGTTTCTGATTTAAGTTTAAAAAGTTTTAGTCTAGAATAAATACTTAAAAAAGGTCTCATATAAATGGCGCAACCATCTACTAGGCAAGAATTAATTGATTATGCAAAAAGGAAACTGGGTGCGCCAGTTTTAGAAATTAACGTTGCTGATGAGCAAGTTGATGACATTATCGATGATGCCGTGCAGTTCTTTCAAGAGCGTCATTTTGATGGTGTTTATCCAGCACTTTTCAAATACAAAATTACACAAGAAGATATTGATAGGGGGAAAGGAAAACCACCTTCTGGAGTTGGTATTGCTACAACATCAGTTACAGAATCAATCACTGGTACTGCAACAACCTTTACGTACTATGAGAATTCAAACTATTTGAGAATTCCAAACTCAGTCATAGGAGTAACCAAAATATTTCATTTTGATGGTTCTAATGCAATTTCTAGTAATATGTTTAGTGTAAAATATCAGTTGTTCCTTAACGACATTTATTATTGGGGTGCTACAGAACTTTTATCTTATGCTATGGTTAAAACATATCTTGAAGATATTAACTTTCTTCTAACTACACAAAAGCAAATTAGGTATAATAAAAGGCAAGACAGATTGTATCTGGACATTGATTGGAACACTGTTAGGGCTAACGATTACTTCATTATTGATTGTTATTCAGTATTAGATCCTAACAGGTACTCTGATGTTTGGAATGATTCATTTCTCAAACAATATGTAACATTGTTGGTTAAAAAACAATGGGGACAGAATTTAATTAAATTCCAAGGAGTTAAACTTCCTGGTGGTGTAGAATTGAATGGCAGACAAATTTATGATGATGCCCAAAGAGAGTTAGATATTTTAATGGAGAAAATGTCAAACACTTATGAACTTCCTCCATTTGACATGATTGGGTAATTCAAATGCTAAATCCCTTTTTTCTACAAGGCTCTCAATCAGAACAAGGTCTTATTCAAGATCTAATAAATGAGCAGTTGAGGATATATGGCGTTGAGGTTTATTACATACCCAGAAAATATTTGACCGAAAAGACGATTATTAAAGAAGTTATCCAATCAGCGTTTAATCAAGCCCACCCAATAGAAGCATACATTGATAATTATGAGGGATACTCAGATAACAGTGTTATTCTATCAAAATTTGGAATTCAAGCAACAAACGAAGTCAATTTAATCATATCAAAAGAACGATTTGAAACTTATATTTCTCCACTATTGAAAGATAGACCTTCGATTAAATTATCAACACGACCAAAAGAGGGCGATTTAATTTATTTTCCATTAGGAGATCGTATCTTTGAAATCAAGTATGTTGAGCATGAAAAACCATTCTATCAACTTAGAAAAAATTATGTTTATCTGTTGAAGTGTGAACTCTTCAGAATGGAGCAAAATGATGTTATTGCTACAGGTGTTGGCGAAATTGATGATGTTCTCACTGGAATCGGAACAAATCTAGATGATGGATATGTTGCTGTAGGAAATATCAAGAAACTTACAATGGTTGGTATTGGTGTAACTGCAACTGCACAAACATCAATTGTTAATGGTGGAATTAGAAGTATCACAGTCATTAATAGAGGCGGTGGATACACCAGCATTCCTAGAGTTGCCATATCATCAGCACCAGCAGGTGGAATTACTGGTATTGCAACCGCATTGATGATTAGTGGAATTGTTGTTTGTAATGATAATGTAAACCCATCGGCTCAATCAGTTCAAGCAGTAAGAATAATAAATCCTGGTGCAGGATATACAGTTTCTCCTGGAATTCGGTTTATTGGTGGTGGAGGAAGTGGAGCAGCGGCAACTTCTCTGATTGATAGTGGTGTTGTTGGAATTATAACAGTCACAAATCCAGGTTCTGGTTATACTTCTACACCTTCAGTCACAATTACAGGTATTTCTACAGTTTCCGCGGCCGCAACCGCAATTGTAAGTGCTGCTGGAACAATCACTGCGATTCAAATTATAAATGCTGGGGCAGGATATACAACACCTCCAACAATTACTATAAGTTCTCCATATACCGCCGGAATAGGAACTTTTGTCTTCGATGAAATTGTTACTGGATCAACAAGTGGAACAACTGCAAGAGTTCGTGCTTGGAATTCCAATAACTATGAACTACAAGTTGCTTCGGCAAGTGGTGATTTTATAGCAGGAGAAACTGTTGTTGGTTCAGCATCATCCGCAAGTTATATGATAAGACTTGTTGGTGAAGAAATTGTCACAGATGGATATGCATCAAATCAACAAATTGAAATAGAAGCAGATGCAATCTTGGATTTTAATGAACGAAATCCATTTGGGCAAGTATAAAGACTAAATATATTTTAACGGGTAAGTAGGGCCTAAAATGTTTGAGTATTTTTATCACGAAATTTTTCGTAAAACAATCATTGCTTTTGGAACTTTATTCAATAATATTACAATCAAGCAGACAAATTCTGCAGATGACATTGTAAATGTAATGAAGGTTCCTTTGGCATATGGTCCCACTCAGAAGTTTTTAGCAAGACTTGAGCAGTCACCAGATTTGAATAAGCCTGTTCAAATCACTCTTCCAAGAATGTCTTTTGAATTTACTGGAATTACTTATGATTCAAGTAGAAAAGTTTCAGTAACACAACAGTTCACAGTGAAGGATGCTGAAGACGGTTCCGTGATTAAAAAGGCATTCATGCCTGTTCCATATAACATGCAATTTGAACTTAGCATCATGTCAAAACTTAATGATGATGCTCTGCAAATTGTTGAGCAAATTCTTCCTTATTTTCAGCCATCTTACAATTTAACTGTAACTCTTGTAGAAAATGGTGTTAATGAAAAAAGAGACATACCGATTGTTTTAGAAAATATAACCATGCAAGATGATTATGAGGGAAACTTTACCACAAGAAGAGTTCTACTTTATACTTTAAGATTTACTGCAAAAACATACCTCTTTGGTCCAATATCCACAGCTACCAAAGACATTATCAAGAGTGCATCTGTCAGTTATCTTACGGGAACTGATACAAATAACACAACAAGGGCTTTGTCTTATACAGTTTCGCCAAGAGCAACACAAAACTATACTGGTCAAATTTTAACAAATCTTTCTAGTGATATTACAACGACTGATACAATTATCACAGTAAATGACTCTAGCTCTATAACAAACAAAACTTACTTAGATATTGAGGGAGAAGAAGTTTTTGTTACAAACATATCTGGAAATAAGGTAACTGTTGAAAGAGGAAAAGATAATACAAAAATAACACCTCACCTTGCTGGAGCTGCAGTTAAACCAATTACACCATCAGACAATGATTTGGTTCAATTGGGAGATGATTTTGGATTTAGTGGTTCATTAAGTTGATTGTATGAAAATGACAAAAAAGTATGACAGTCTAAATGATGCATTCAATGTTGATTCAGACATTGTTGCACCAAAAAATGCAGTTGCGTCGGAATGTGAAATTGTTCCTTCAGATTCATCAGTCGAAAAAAAATCTTCAAATGATGTTAAAAAAGACTATGAATATACAAGGGGCAATCTTTATTCAATTATAGAAAAGGGACAAGAAGCTATAAACGGTATTCTTGAACTTGCCATGGAAACTGAAGCTCCAAGAGCATACGAAGTTGCTGGTCAACTTATTAAAAACGTTGCTGACGCTACAGATAAGTTAATGGATCTTCAGAAGAAGTTAAAAGATATTGAAGAGGAAAAACAATCGGGTGGACCTTCAAATGTTACAAATGCTCTCTTTGTAGGTTCAACGGCAGAATTGGCAAAATTGCTCAAACAGCAAAAATTTGATAAATAGTTAAAAAACTTACGTCATGGCTGCAGTAATCAATCTATCAATAGATAAAGGGACTAGTTTTGAGGCAACCTTTAATCTTACAAACTTTGATGATTCTGTTGCCTCCTTAGCTGGATATACTGCGACAGCAAGAATAAAAAAGCACCCAACAGCAACTTCATATAAATCATTTTCAACAACTGTGACAGCAGCAACTGGCAAAATTAAAATATCAATGGGATCTACAATTACATCACAGTTAGATTCTGGAAGAAACTACTACGATGTGGTTATTGCAAATAACAGTGGGTCATCAATTACTAAAGTTTTTGAAGGTACAGTTATTGTAAAAGACACCGTATCAGCATGACCGAATATAACGTAACTTTAGAACAATCATCAATTACATACGCAACATTAGAGCAAGCTCCAACGTTTGAAGTTGGTGTTACTGTAGGAGGAATTCAAGTGCCAGCGTCTTTTTCCGACTTATCAGATTTTGATGGAACTTCCGTTTCAGACAAATATGTTATTATGTACGATGCCTCAACTGGAAAATACACTGCGGTTAATCCAGATGCCGTATTAAGTGCATCTTCAACTACAGAAACAACGCAACCAGGATTACCAGATGATTTCAATAATCAGTTGGATATTGATTTGGATAATCGTATTGATCTCGATGCAGGTACGTTTTAAAATAACTTAATCAGATAAATAAAAAAAAGTGTAAATAGAATAAAATGGCAGCACCCGTTTTACAGTTTAAAAGAGGTCTGCTTACTAATCTGCCTGGTCTTAGGGTTGGTGAACCTGGTTTTACAACTGACAGTTACGACTTATATGTCGGTGTTTCTTCACAGACATCAACAAATAAATTTTTTGGTTCACATCGATACTGGACAAAAGAAACCACTTCAACAGGAAGCGGCATAAATCTTGTTGAGGGAACTTCTAATGGAAGTGACTTTATTACTCTTGCGGCACCAGCAACGGTAGGTGCAGCGGTTACTTACTATTTTCCAGCATCTCAAGGAGCTCCTTCTTCAGTTTTAACAAATGATGGAAGTGGAAATTTAAGTTGGGCAAGTGGTTCAAATAATGCAACATTCACTGGTATCACAACGTTTAGTGATACAACAGATAATACACTAGGTAATGAAAATACAGGTGCGGTTCAACTTGATGGTGGCATGGGAATTGCCAAAAATCTCACCGTAAAACAAAATCTTCACGTTGGTGGATATTCGGAATTTGTTGGAGTTGTAACTTTTAAAGGTGGCACAATTAATATTGGTGATGGTGACACTGATAATATTAATGTTGTTGGTGAATTTGTTTCAAACCTTGTTCCAAACGCTGATGATACTTACGATATTGGCATCGGTGGAAAAAGATGGAGAAACACTAATTTTTCTGGCATAGGTACTTTTGCTACCGGTTTAGTTGCTGATGGAGTTCAGATTGGCATCACTGGCGCAAATGTTATTGATACTGTTTCGGGTAACTTAACATTAAATTCTGCAGGCGGGCAAACGATTATTGATGATTTCGTTACAATTCAAAATAACTTAACAGTTAATGGAAATGTTACAATTGGTGGAACTACTGTAACTTTAATTGGCCAAGACGTTTTTATTAGTAATAAAGATATTGTTTTAGGTTATACAACAAGTGTTGGTGGTCAAGACGCATCAAATGATACAACAGCAAATCATGGTGGTGTTGCAATTGCGTCTACAGTCGGAACTCCATTAGTATCTTTTTCTGCATCTGGAATTAATACACTTCCCGATACTTATAAGCAATTGATGTGGTTTAAAAATGGAACCTTAGGTTTCTCCACAGATGCATTTGCTTTCAACTATGGTGTTGCAATTGGTACAACAACTATGGCAAGCGGTATTCGCCTTGCCGTTGGAACTGGAGTTACGATTAGTGATACCGCAATATCTGCGACTAATTTTTACGGAGCTTTTTCAGGTAACGCTTCCAGTGCAGATCAGGTTAAAACGGTTACTGCAAGTGATTTAAATGCAACACATCATATAACGTTTGTCAACTCACATAATGGATCACCAACTAATGAAACTGTATACACTGATGATGGAATTTACTACAACCCAGGAACAAATACATTTACAACACAACATGCGGATTTCACGGGCAATGTAACTGTTCAGGGAACATTAACAGGTACTGCTAGTACAGCAACTAGAGCAATTACAGTTGATACTACATCAACTTCCACAAATGCCGACTTTTTTGTTCCATTTGTCGATACTCTTGCTGGCCAAAACGGCGAGACTGTAAGAGTTGGCGCTGGACTTTCACTTAATCCTTCTACTGGTGACGTAAAAATTACAGGCGATTTGCAAATATTTGGTAATGATATTAAGGCATCAGATGGTAGCACAAATATTACTCTTGCTTCGAATACATTAACAACTTTTGCAGGTGATATTAGAGTTAATGGTAATGATATTCAGGCAAGTGATGGCAACACAAACATCACAATGACCTCTAATACTCTTACTGAGGTTAAGGGTAATTTGCAAGTTACTGGAAATATCATTCAATCCAGCACAGGAGCAACAGTTGCCACATTATCTGCAAATGATGTAACCTTTGCGGATGATGTTACCGTTAGTGGAAATCTATATGTTAATGGAAATACTACTCAAGTTAATACTTCATCAATAACAGTTGAAGACAGAACGATTGAGTTAGGTGTTGTTGATGGAAATGCACCATCTTCAACAACGACTTGGGATTTAGGTGTTCTGTTTAATTACTATCAAACATCAGCTAAAAAGTCTGCCGTTATTTGGGAACAAGCAGATTCAAGATTCAAGTTTGGATCAGAAATTTCTGATGGTGGTGGGACAGGAGTAGATGCTCCACAAATTACATTCACATCTTATGCAGCTATTGAAATTGGTTCTCTTTGGATAAATGATTGTGCAGGTCAATCTCAAGTTATCAATTGTTCTGATGGAGTAAGAACACTTGAAAATATTACAATTGACGCAGGAACCTTCTAAAGTAGACGCTATAAATATTTAAAAGCGAATATTTGGTATGAATTTTGTTGATTCTTTTGCAAAAAGTGTAATTAAATCTGGCGGAAGTATTCATCCATTAATTATAGACTCAAAGTTCAATAATGGACTAGGACTGATGAATCCATCAATTTTTATTGATGGTGATAAAATTCTCATGAATTTGAGAGCAGTAAATTATACATTTTATCATTCGGAAGAAAAATTATTTCAACATCAATATGGTCCGCTAACATATGTTCATCCAGAGGATGATATTCATTTAAGAACTTGGAATTATTATCTTGAATTGAACGATGACTATCAAATAACAAGAGTTAATAAAATAGATACTTCAAACTTTCCAGAAAAGGAATTATGGGACTTTGTAGGTCTTGAAGATGCAAGACTTTTTAGATGGAATGGAAAGTTATATACTGCAGGAGTTCGAAGAGATTTAGATACTACTGGTATTGGGAGAATGGAATTGTGTGAAATACAAGTTGATAATGATAA